TGAACTACCACCCGTGTTTCCGTGGCTCAAGATAATACTCCCTGCATTTCCACCAGGCAAAATTCCAGTTGCTTCATGAAGATGTAATCTTGAACTTGGATTTGTTGTACCAATACCAACATTTCCATCAGCTCGCACGACAAATTTGTTATTGCCACTATAGAATCCTAATCCTATGCTGTTAGATGAGCTTCCTGCAGTTATGTAATTGAAATCAAGAATACCAGAGTTGTTAGTAGAGTCTCCTTGTCCAAATTGGAGGAAGTCTTTTACACCCGCGGTAGTCATAAAATTGTCCGATATTGTAATTTTACCAGAACTATTCATTGTCATTAATGCATTGGCATTTGTTTGTCCTGGGCCTCTTACCCACCATTGAAAGGGATCGTAAATATTAGACATGACAAATGTAGCACCGTGCGGACCTCTGGCATAGTTAGGAGCGTTAGAAAATGTATTGTTACAATCTAAGCGAATATCACATCCAAAATCAATGCCATTATACACAGTTTCAAGACCACCTGGTCTTAGGTTATTACCTTGCAACAATATTGTAGTTCCTTGTTGCTGAAGAACCATGTTCGAACCTCTGAAGGTACCAGTCGAGATGTTTGTGGCAGATAAAGCACCAGTCGTAATGCTAGTAGTGACATTAAGAGTACCGGTCGTAATTCCAGTTGCATTTAAAACACCAGTTGTGTGATTTGTCGAAGTGACGTTCTGGAGTGTACTCGATCCAGTAGCATTAAGCGTACCAGTCGTAATTCCAGTTGCATTTAAAACACCAGTTGTGTGATTTGTCGAAGTGACGTTCTGGAGTGTGCTCGATCCAGTAGCATTAAGCGTACCAGTCGTAATTCCAGTTGATGCAACGAGAGTGCTTGAGGAAATATTTGTAGAGGTTACATTTTGAAGAGCACTTGATCCAGATGCAGAGATAGTGCCTGTTGAAATGTTGGTTATTGATATGTTTGACACAGATGCTGAAGTTGATGTGAAGTTGTTAACACTCACATTTCCAGATGTGTAACTGATGTTCTGATTGTTGGCAATCCAAATGGATGATTCAGATGCGAGTGGATTACCATTTTGGTAAATGTTTCCAGTGATGTAGATGTCATTTCCAACACGAAGAGTCTTTGCAATGGAGGCACCGCCGCCTACTGTGAGAGCCCCGCCATTGCTGATGTCCACAGCATTTGTAGTGTTGGAGAGTGTAAGTTTGTCTGCTCGTAATGGTATATAATTAGAAAATGATGTTCCTGATGTATTCTCTGGGTCGGATGCCAAGTATCCAAATGCGAATTCATCAGCTGTTTCGGAATATATCATTGCACTGTAGTTCTTGTTGTCGGTAATGTCTGATGAATATCTTTTAAATAACAAACCAGTATCCTTGCTTGTTGATGCATCTTGATTTAAAATGAGAATATTATCTGAAAAACTTGTTGTGGTACCACTTATAGATAGATTTCCACCAACGTACAAATCTTTATTGATAGCAGCTCCACCGTCTAGAGTCAATGATCCCCCAGAGCCAACACCTGTTGCATTGGTTGTATCTAATATGTATATTGGGTCACTATTGTACGAAGCCATTGTTTTATTAATTATTCACAACAAATAAAATAATCGCATAATATTTCGTATTTGAACGCAAATTTGCGTTTAGAAATCATCAGAGTCAAACACTAATTCTCTGTCGGCTGCTGATTGTCCGACGTTTGAACGTTGGTATTGATCGACGTTTAATTCAAAAAAGTTAGACTTTGTGTTGACAGAAATCAACTCCATGAATCCAAAAGGATTTTGAGCATTGTACAGTTTGTTATATCCTAAAAGAACAAGCCATCTGTCTGCAACATATTCAATGTATTGATTCATCAAGGTACAATTCATTCCAATAAGTGATACAGGAAGTGATTCAGTAACAAATTCTTTTTCAATGTCTACAGCATCTCGGAATATTTGGAATACGACGTCTTCCGAAAGACGATTGTCTAGCATATTATAGAGCTCGATGGCAAAAGAGGCGTGCAAATTTTCGTCACGGCTGATGAATTGGTTTGCAGTTGCTAAACCAGGCATAAGACCACGGTTTTTTAACCAGTAAATTGCACAAAAGGAACCAGAGAAAAAGATGCCTTCAACACAAACAAAGGCAAGAAGACGTTGTGCAAAACTGGGACGTTTTCTAGTGATGAATTGCAGTGCTTCCATAATTTTTGGATTCAATTGTCTATCTTGATATTTGTCAGAACCTTCTAGAAACTTTAACCACTTCATATGTTCGTCGGGAATCATTTTGTAAAGTGCACTTCCTTCATGGATCCATTTGATAGCCCAATCTGCCTTCTTTTTTACAGCAGGTATGGTTTCAATGGCATTGAATAATCTAGCCTTTTCCTCAGAGTCCATGATATAAGTATCAATAAGAACAGCATACTGCTCACTATGGATCGATTCAATCATCATTTGAATTGTGTAAAAGCTTCTAGCTTCAGGAATTTCTACTTCGTTATAAAAATTAACCATAAGATTTTCATTAACGATTCCGTCACTTGCTGCAAAAAATGCTAAAACATTTTTGATAAAAAACCGTTCATTGTCGTTTAGCTTTTCATTCCAATCCACCAAATCATCTGAGAGTCTAACTTCTTCTACAAACCACATTGTAGCTGCATGATCTTTGTAGAATTTCCACAAATTAGGGTATTTAATCGGAAAAACTGAGTATCTGTCTGAACCATCTTGCTTAATAATTTGTTCCATTCTTGTATTGATATAAGAATTTAAAATAAGTTTTTTGCAACTCTATTTTAAAATTTATCTTCACGTTCTTTTAAGTGAATGCATTTTTTTTATATTTTTATATCTTAAAAACGAATGGTTCAAAAGATATATGTTGTAGGATACTACAATCACTGCAATGCAGGAGATGAACAATACAAGAGGTCGTTTAGGAAACTTTTTAGAGAACACCTAAGCATCCCTTCGGAAATAATCATTCTTGACTGTGATGTTGTTTGTGATACAAATTTTAATGAAGATGATTTAATAGTTCTTGGTGGAGGAGATGTGTTGAATGACTACTTTTTGGATAAATTGATAGAGAAGTTTACAGGAAAGTGTAATAAAATTATAGCAGTATCAGTTGGTACTCCATTCTTGTCGATTGTGAAAACTACAAACAAATTAGACATCATTGATTATTTCTTTATAAGAAGTTTTCAAGATTATGAATTGTTTTGTGAATATTTCTCAAAAGAACGGGTTTGTTACCTTCCTGATTTGTCACTCGTATTGCCACGCTCAAGTGCTAATTCAGGATCTATGCAAGTTTGTAAAAGACTCCTCAACATTAAGGCTGAAGGGAAACAAATAATAACATTTGCTTTTACATCGGATATTTTGAACGACCAATTTGTTGTTGAGGCCAGAAATGTAATAGAGGGGTTGGTTAAATTTACATCCAAACTTGTTGAGATGGATTATCATATTGTGTTTATACCATTTAATTGTAATCCAAATAATCAAAATGAAAATGATAATTGTATACATAATGACATCGTTTGTGCTTTTTCTGAAACAATAAAGAGAGAGAGCTTTACGGTTATTGATACTCAATTGCATGAAACGGATATATTCAACATTTTAGCCAAATGCGACTATGTGATTCCTATGAGATTTCATGCTTGTTTATTTGCATTGTACAATAGAATTCCCTTTTTGCCAATTTTTACTTCAAGAAAAGTCCAAAACCTACTGTTAGACGTAAATTGGAATCATGGATATAAATTGACAACAAATGAGTACAATGTCCCGGTTGATTTTGATCCGGAGCTTGCTCTTTCGCGTTTTATGGGATTGGAGAAGTCTGTGGATTTATTGGAGGAGAAATTCAATTATATTGAGAAACAACTGAACACAGATTTTACAAGTGCGGTACATAGATTGACTCGAGTTATAGATGAGCCTCGGGGGTGTACTCCTAAGTACATAGCAGAAAAGTGGGACATCACAATTAAGAGTGCAGTGAGTGCATTGAATAAGATTGCGGAAGCGAATGGGTTTGCTGAATTTAGGAGTGTCACGGATCGGGGGTTGCAAGAAACAATTGTTCAAGTTGCATCATATTATCTAACAAATGGATCGATCGCTAGCAAATACAATTACGGATTGATGCAAAAAATGTTTCGAGAGGATTACAAATATGGAGACGAGTTCGAGTGGATTTTAAATGATTGTGCTATGAAACGTAGTGCGATACCGCTTGTAAACAATCCAGAAGGACTTTATAACTTGGGGTATATTGATCAAGTAGATTATTCTGGAGCACATCGATCGGGATGGCAATTTGTGTATGACAACATAAAACGGTTTCATAATAGAGATAAAATTTTACTGGACCTTTATGTAGATAGGACATTTCATTGGCATAAAGGGATAAATAGAGTTATTGGGGTTATTCCGTACACAAAACCATGGGTCGGAGTTATACATCATACTTTCGACACCTCATTTAGCGAATACAACTGCCACAATTTACTAAAATCCGATGCGTTCATCGAATCACTGCCGGTGTGCAAGGGACTTGTAGTTTTATCAAAATACTTGCGAAAGCAATTGCAACTAGAATTAAGAAAGCGGGGAGTAAAGCATGTACCGGTGTTTGCTATGACACATCCTACAAGCACAGATGTAGTCCGATGGGATTGGGACAAGTTTATAAACAATCGTGACAAACGTTTGGTGCACGTTGGAGGGTGGTTACGTGATGTTTATTCGTTTTATCGTATTGTTATGCCTGGAGAAAAAAGGCGTCATACATGGTGTTTATCAAAATCATCACGGCCAGTTCTTCGCAAAGTGGCATTAAGAGGTAAAGGGATGTCAAATTACTATCCATCTAGTTCTTTCTTAGACGAATTATATAAATGTTTGTTAGGTCAATCTGAAACTGATTGTGTCAAGAATGTGTCCTCAAACATATGCACTCCGAATGCGTCTACGGGGGCATTAAATGCTTGGTGTCGTTCGGTTTATAATGATACTTTGCGCAAAGTTAATTCAGTTGAGATTGTGGACTATTTAGAAAATTTTGATTATGATGTGTTGTTAAGTGAGAATATAGTGTACATATATTTAGTTGACGCATCTGCTGTCAATACTGTTATAGAATGTATTGCGCGCTGCACACCAATAATAGTGAACAAGCATCCTGCGGTTGTAGAGCTTTTGGGTGAAGAGTATCCACTTTACATAGATGATAACACGGAAGTCGGTGATTTGACATCTTATAGAAAAATTAAGAATGCACATCGCTATTTACAGCGTTTACGAGCTCCACAGATACATATTGATTGGTTTGTGAATCAACTAAATGATATAATGTCCAGGCTAAACGCATAAGTGCGTTTGATTTTTTTTTATTTCTATTCTATTTCATATTATTTTTTTACTGTATAATAATATAAAATGTCAGGGGAACATCCTTATAACTTTGATGCGCAAATTTTCGAAGCTCAAGTTGTGATCACCGATACAACTAATGTCAGTGCTACTGGTGGAGGTTTAGTTGTTAAAGGTGGTCTTTCTACAAAAGACACTATGGTCACAGGTCACGTTGCTATTAACAGCGTTGACATTACTCCTAATTTGAATGATATTGTATATGAGCAACAAGCAGTTTTGCAACATTCTCAGACAAGTCCTGTTACTATTACAAATTTTTATTTTGATAACGCCGTATCAAGTTCATTCAAAGCCATTATTAATGTGAATGTGAACGCGGCTCAATCTAAATATGCACTCTGGGAGCTTAATGGTGTTTATAAGCCTACTGGGTGGGTTATGACATCTAGTTTTACCGGTGATGTTACTGGAGTCTATTTCTACGTAGTTGACAATGCCGGTGTTGGGCAGATCAAATACACAAATTCCAATGGAGTATCGACCACCACAACTATTAGATATAGAGCCACTACTACTGCGCCTCCTGGAACTAGTCCAACTGGATCTGTAGGAATTATTAATAACACAAGTGGTCCATTCATTGCAGATGGGTTGATGTATGCAAATACTACATCCACACTTGCTGGTGCAAGTGATGTTACTTACAACTCCAATGTTTTAAAAGTTGGAACAAGTGGGCGATTTGTTGCAGAGAATGTCAACTCATTTACAAACTTTTCAAATGGTGGAAGCATCACGTCTATGGGAGATGCATCCATTGCACAGAAGTTAATCGTTGGTACTAGAATAGGTGTGGCACAAACAGCCCCTGCGTTTCAACTTGATGTTTCTGGTGACATTAACTTTACAGGAAACTTTTATAGAAATGGAAGTTTGTACAGCGGAAGTTCTATCTTTGGAACAAGTGCGAGCGATGCTTTTTTCACCACCGGAAACTTTGGTGTTGGAACAGTGAATCCTACTAAACGACTCGAGGTTGTTGGAGATGCTATTATTACAGGAGGCATAACCACTGGTTCTGCGAACATCGCAAACGTTAATGTATCTTCTATTACTGCCGCAGGTGCACAAATTACGTCTGCAACTATTGGAACTTTAAGGTCAACTGACATCTCTGCATCCGCTATTTCATCTGCTGGTGCTCAAATTACTGGTGCCACTGTTGGAACTCTAAGATCAACTGACATCTCTGCATCTGCTATTTCATCTGCTGGCGCTCAAATTACTGGTGCCACTGTTGGGACTTTGTTTAGTTCTAATGCAACTTTTACAAACGTTACATCGTCCGCGGCGGTTATTTCAAGTATCACTGCAACAAGTGTTTCTTCAACCATCCTCTCTGCTACTACTATGACAGGCGGGAGCTTGAGTTTGTCTGGAGATTTGTACATTGCTGGTACTCTTACTACCGTAAATGTTACTTCTACTAATTTGCTAAACACAAACATGACTGCAGGTGTTCTTAATGTGACCAGCGTTTTGTCTGCTGTAGGAAACAGTAACACAATTGGGTCTATTTTCACAACTGACGGAAATGTTGGTATTGGTTCCGTGACACCTAGTCACAAGCTTCATGTTGTTGGAGATATCTTTGCCACTGGAAACATTACCGGATTTTCTGACGAAAGATTAAAAGAGGGGATTGAAACATTGCCCAACTGCTTGTCACGAGTGCAACACATATCAGGTGTATCATTTACAAGAATTAAATGTGACGCTCAACCAGATGTTGATACAGAGAGACGAGACATTGGTTTTCTAGCACAAAATCTTGAGGAGCAGTTTCCAGAGCTTGTCTCTACTGATAGCCACAGTGGGTACAAATCAGTTGCTTACGGAAACATGACAGCTGTTCTTGTTGAATGTATCAAAGAACTCTCTTCTCAAGTAGCTGATTTGCAACAGCAAGTTGCTGCATTAGGTCAATAAACTTGTGCTAAATATAAATTTTTAATTTGTTATGTGCTATTATAATATGCCGTTGTCGTTACGTCTCTATAACATTCCCGCACAAATGACTCAATCTCAGCTTGAAAATGAGTTGCAAGCATTAAATATCTCTTTTGCTAGTGTTTATATAAATATGAAATCAGAAACCGAAAATGCAGGTTTTGCACTTATAGACTTTGATACCTATGAGCATTTTCTGATGTTTGGTCAACATTTCTCTAAAATGAGACACGACTTGTACATTTATAAATCCGTCAAAGAGGAATAATATAAAAAAATTAAACAGAGAAGTTAAATTAACTGCTCTGTTTAATTTTATGTTTTTTTTGTTTTTTGTTTATTTTTTCACAACTTGATTCTTTTCATGTTTACGCAGCAGCAACTGCTCTCTTAGCTCTACCCTTTGGCTTCACAGGCTCTGGTGCTTGCTGTACTTCAAGCTCCTCCTCTACTTCTTCAATCTCCTCCTCTACTTCTTCAATCTCTTCCTCTACTTCTTCAACTTCCTCTTCTAGAGATTGGATGGTCATGTTAGATGCAGCCTTGACTACCTCATCGGTGTCAAGGTCTTCAGGGACGTCTTCTTCATCTTCAATCATAGCATATCCAGTAATACTTTGTTGATTTCTAGAAACTTTGCCTTGAACAATCTTCCACTTTGCAGAAACCTTTGTAGTAATACTAAGGTAAACAAGTTCAAGAACACATACAACTTGACTTCCTTTAGGAACAACACTCTCAAAATTGCTCTCATTAAGATCCATTTGAGTTTTGGATTCATCAAACATGAGAACAGGTGTCTTGAAACGCTTGTTGCTCAAAAATCTACCAGTGAAGTTATCAGAGTCACCGTCTCTCTCTCTGTCAAGCTTTGCTCGCACTCGAGATGGATAATCCAAAACATTTCCGTCCTTGTCGGTTGGAATTCGGACCGATGGAGAATAATAAGCATCTTCAATAGTTTCCATGGAAACCTTTGGCTTTCCAAGCCATTCTTTGCAATGAGACATAATGTTTTGCTTTACAAGCTCATCAAATTGCTCAAGCTTGTTGTGGAACTCACGAATTTCAATAGAATTCTTGTCTTGCTTGTCCTCTCCTCCAAAAGACAACTCCATTTCAAAGGAGTCATCCTTGTTATCAACGGCATCCTTCTTTCTCCATCGCTTGATACCATTTGGCACATACATCTTTGGGGTTTGCACCATAATTTTACCGCCATTGTAGTTTACATATACCATTTTTCGTCCATGATTGTCGGTTTTAACGTCAGAAAATGAAACTCGGTTCAAATCAAGGTTGACAGCTTTAATAATTGACATTTTGTTGGTGATTGGAGTTGTTATTGTTTGTTATTATCTGTTATCTTTAAGTCTTTTTCAATTTTTTTGAACTCGCGTCCTCTATTTAAAAGTAATCTCTCTTATACGGTCATTAAAATGTCTGTTGCACTATCTAAGTCGAAGCAACGCACAACAAGTGATATTGATACTAAGATTAGTTTGTTAATGAAGTCTTTGACTGAGTTTTACAGTAATACGGATTACATCATTCAAATGAAAAATATTGTTGATCAAAACAGTGTTATCTCTTTGCGTATTCTTGATTGGTTTATTACAAACTATTCAAAAAAGCACCGCACAATGATTCCTGAGACAGATCAAAATATTGACGTATATCAAAATTATAAACTTCAATTAAAGTCCTTTAGTAAGCGGACTTTTGATCCTTTCTGTCGAAAGAATAAAATCATCTTTTATTACAACGACAAGGACTATATTGAGACGAGTTGTGGACAACTTTGCTTTTTTAGGTGGTGTTTTCAAAATAGGATTTTGGAATATGTTAAAAACAACTTGCCAACTATTGAACAAGATATGAAAAATTCTCTCAAAAACAAAAGTAGAACATCACCAACATATGATTCGGCCTCCAAAAGACAACCACTTAGTGTGTCAGCTGCTCGTAGTGTATCAAAGCAAAGTGTGACATATACAGTAAAGTTTGATTAGATGTTCATTCATATTAAATATAAAATTGTAATATTAATATTAAGATTCTATCAAAATATTAATATAAATAGTAAGAGTTGCATGCTTTGAAAACGTATCTGCTGCAGCAAAAGACTGCGGAGTTTCACCTCCAGGATTAAGAAATTGTATATTAACAAATGTACAATAGATTTCATTAGAACCCTACTCAGAATTGAGGTGTTTTTGGATAAGTTGATTATGTTGTTTTAGTTTGTTGTACGTTTTTATTACAGTGACGATTGAGATTTTATACATTTCAGAAAACAACTTCATGTCACATTCTATACTATTTAACTGTAATATATAATAAAAGCAACATACTCCAATTGATAAAGGTGTGTGGTCAAGGATGATGTCATTTTGCTCACAAATTTGTATCAATGCCTCAACTTGGTGGAGGATAAGATCCGGGATCTTTAATTTATTTCGTTTGACTACTTCCAATACATATGAAAACGGGCTTTTTGTTTCTATCATTGTATCTCTCTTAAAATCTAGTCGTTTATGTGAAATTAATTCAAGTAGGAGTTTTTCCCCTTTTGTAACATACTTTGTTTCGAGATCCATCTTCTTAGCAAGTGCAATTGCAGAAAGTGGATTTTGAGTACCTTGTGAAACATACTGAATGCAATTTAATATAATTCCATCCTTAACACGCGCTCGTTTTGTTCCCTCATGTTTTTTTATAATATTCATGACGGTGATGATTGTTGTACATATGTCTGTATGTAAAGCTTCTCCAATTCCAAGTTTCTTACAAATGTCTTTTGTATATACACTAAGTTTATAGTTATTTTTCTCTTCGTTTGTCCACATATACCACTCTTGCATTTTTTTCAGTTTAATGTTGCTTTTGCTGTTGCTGTATGAATGGAAAGGTGCACTATTTGATTTTGTCCCTGTAAACGATACATTTGCATTGTCGCACAAGAAAGTACTTTGAATAAGACCACACTCTCCGCAAATAACTTGATTTACTGTATTACATAGCTTGGATCCTCCGCAATCCCGGCATGTTGGAGACTGTGTACTTACATCAACTTGCACAGTCTTGCAACTTTTATTTCTTTCTTGGTCAAATACATCCCATATAGAATCAATATCCATTCGATATATGATGTTATAGAGTGCTATATATTCAATTTTCTTTAATTAATAGAGAGAAAACTTCCTCAAGATTTGTTGACGTTCTGCTGATGTCAAATTGCATTCTTGTGTTTGGAGTTGATGTGTCAAGATGTTATTGTCTCTAATATGTTTTAGAAAAGGACCTTCTGCATAATTCTTCGTTTGTTCAATCAGCATTCTTCCAATACTTGTCGTCAGTTGCCCAAGCGGTTTGCATATAAGGTTGCCTTGCCCCCTTGATAAAAACCCGTAAACACTGTTCAAAGAAACCTTAATAGCTAATTGTGTAGAATCAAAAATGCTTGCAAGAAGCTTATCACCGTCTTCTTGTGCTCTTGCCATTTGCTTTTTTACCTTTTTACGTGCTGAATAAAGTTCTTCTAATAAAGCTGGGATGACGCCTCGGTTAATAACATTTCCGTTTGAATCTACTGTTGGTTGGACTACTGTAAAGGAATAAGATACATCTCGCTTCTGATACTTTTCTTCACTGCTTCTGGTTTTTTTGATTGGGTCATGAATTCTACAAAAGTATTCTCCATTCACGTCAAAAAATGCTTGCTTTCCACATACTTGACCCTTGCTTTTTCCACTCTTGCCGACTCCTCCACAAGTGTGCCGCAATTTGTACTCTATAGTGTCATTCCATGCAATAGTTTCGTACTTTACGCCAGGAAGTTTGTCATATTTGGGATCCATAACCAATGTGCTATAACACAAATTTCTGCTAATTTCTACTGTTGGATACAAACTTGCAAAATCTAGAACTGCCACATTGTCTTGATAAAAGCCGCAAATGGGATCTAATACGGTGGCACCAGTAAAGCTATCATCAATAGCATCATCACTTGAATATAATTTTGTTACTAAATATTCATTTCTCTTAAACTTTAAGCGTCTATTAAAATACTCTTGACTTAATTCTGTATCCGACAAAATCACAACATTTGTTTCATCAACGATTTGTGAAATTCTACCAGATATAGACACGCGTCTGTTTCCATTCATGCCCAGATCAATTTCAACATATTCACCTACGGAGTCTTCGTCAAAAACATCGGAATCTCGCATTTTTAAGCACACAGGATAAGAATCTTCATTAAAATTTGTATGTGGCACCAAAAAGTCCATTTGTCTTGCTTTGCGTAAAACTTGTGAAAACACCTTGATTGTTTGTCCGCGTGTTGTCAGAAACCCAATAGGAACAAAAGTGACGTTTGCTAGCTGAATGATATTTGTTAAGATGAGATGTTTGTCTACAAGTTTTTGCAATAGTGCTGTATCTTGGACACAATTGTGTACAACAGCTCCGTTGGCTACAAAGTTATGAGTATCTTTGACTTCAATATCATACACTTGTTTCTTACCTATTTCTTTCTTATCTATTATTGATAAATAGTAACAAGGACTGTAGTCATCATTTGATTTAACGACATGACTCTTGCTATTTGTTTCAGATACAAAATAATTATATGATCCTGTTTCCATGAGATATTGCTTAACGGAAGGGAAATGTTCCTTTCTAAACTTGGAATTTTTGGTTTCTTTTCTTCTCAAAGTATACACATTTGGTAAAGAATAATATTGATTGTATATGGGCTCTTTTTCTTTTATTTCTTTATGTGCTTGCTTCAATGCATTTGAAATACTCATGGTTTGTTGTAAAGTTTTGACACGTTCACTAACCCAATTCAGTTGCCTATTTGTTTCCCCTCTCATTTTGTAATATGAAGCCGCTATTGCAAGCTTGTATGTTTTTCCGACACAATAAGCATAACCAATTTTCTCATAAAATGCCACTAGGTCTTTTTGATGCAAAGAGATAACTTGTGTATGACCAGCTCCTTTATTGTTTTTTCGTGTATTAGATATAATTGTGTCAAATCCGAGTTTCTTGAACAGCTGCTTCATGGATTCCATGTATTCATTCAAATCAGACAAATGTTCATAAGTCTTTGATTGATAAAATGCCACTTTGCTGAATTTATCAGCTTTCTCATAAAAACAAGGACACGAACCATCTCCCCCCATCATTCCTTTCATAAACTCTCTAGTAATCCACGTAGGACAATCTGGTTCTTTCAAAAATGTCGGCAATCCACTTGAACTGTTCATTTTTGCGCCAACATTGACACCGGCCAATGATAAATACATTTTTGTTAGTTTTGCCGGTAATACAATCTTATATGTGTACCTATCCTTACTATATGCAATATTATCACCTGTTAACTTGTAAATATCATTTTGCATGTTTTTAGCATCAATTTGTGTTCCTAAGTATATAATGGATCTATTATAAATATACTTCTTCTTAGTTGAGTAATTTTTGTAACAAGAACTTTCAGATATACACCCGTCAGTGATTAAGTACCCCAAGATCCTAGCAAATATACATGCTTCGTCATAATTCAATTTACCTATTTCTTCGTTAAATTTGTAATTTTGTAGTTTTTCAGTTTCATAATCACAAAAAGCTGGTTCAGGAGAAAATAGGATTTTATGATATGATTGAATATCTTTTGCTTCTACCCATCCACCAGTTGTAAGAATTTTGTGGTCTTTTGTACAATTCATTTGTGTTCCATCAATAAATGTTAGTTGTAAACAATCTCTTTTTCCATTGTTGAAGAAATGAACCTTTTCCGAAGTTGAAAACCCCTTTTTGTCTACCCAAGTTATAACATCCGTATTTAACTCCTCTAGACATTTAATATCAACAGAACAAGAAGGCAAAGACACCCGAGTCCCTTCAACAAAACAATATTCCCCAATCTCCTTAATCTTGTCAGGTGATCCATCTTCATAGAATCTAAAAATATCTTTATGATCAACATCATTTTTCCCTTCTTTTAAAATTTCATTAGAAATGTAGTCTAACTTATAACTAGGATACTTTTTCATTCCTCTTTTATAATGAATGAGAAGATCGTAATTAAGTCGTCCTGGAATATACAATCTATTATATTCATTGTCGCCGTATGCACTTGAACTAAAATACTCTTTTTTGATAACACATGGTGTAGAATTAAGTCTACTCAATTTATCCAACACATAACCTGATTTTTTATCCGTGGAAATCAAACCGTGCAGAGCAGCTCTTTCAATAAGATATATACAATCGAAACCATCTCCGTTCCATGTATAAAATACATCTGGATCCATTTTTGACACAGTATCGACCCACTTCTTAATCAAGTCCTTTTCGTTTGCACATTCTTCAACAATTATGGTGGAATCATCAATAGGATCACAACGCTTCAGAGTCAAAAGATGCTTGACAGCAATATCACTATCTCCATAAAATTTATAAGTTGTTGCAATTTGAAATATCTCATTTGCTCTGACTTTTGGGTCAGGGAAAGTGTAATCGTGACTGTATACTTCAATATCCCAAGATGCTTGAAGAAACGGTGCCATTTCATTTTTTTCTTTTAATGATACAACTTCTCGTCTATCAATCTCAATTTCAATATCTGTAGATGCACTGTCACTTGTTACTCTGTATTTCTTTGCAGGCAATCTTATCCATCCCGCCATCAGGATATCTTTAATATGACAATATCTCATAAATCCCTCGAAATTGCTTTCATACAATTTAAATTTTGTGGGCTTGGCAGTTACATTCTGTATATGCAAAGGCTTCTTGAATATATACCTACTGTTCATTAATGCTCTGTAATTGTTAAATACAAGCTTGACAAATTTGTATGTTTTACCATTTCTAAATCCAAACAAGTCCTTTTTTTCTACAAGGCACGATTTGTATTTTCCATTTTCTTTTACAAGTGCATTTGGATACTTCTTAAGAGCGTAACTTGAATTAATGTATTCCAAAAAATGATGAAGCTTTACTCTATTGAATGCATTGTCCACCTTAACATAGTAAAATGGGTTGAATCCTTTGATGCTGCAAGATACTGATGCCCCTGAACTTGTTTTTCCAAAACACCTTATTGTATATTTTGAACGATTATAAAACGAGTCATGACTTGCCGATTCATCTTCATCGTCACCCGTGTCATCTTCTTCATCTTGTGCCCACCATTCAATAACTTGCATATCAATATCATTGCTGTAGTTGATCTTGCCTTTACCAGATTTATGACTTTTGATAATTTGATCCATCTTATGTGAATATTTAATTAAATCCATTTAAATTAGATTTTTTATTTGTTATGTAATATGAGTTTACTCCCATATGATATAATTTATAGAATATACTTCTATATAACCGATTATCCTACTTTAAGTAGCTTTTGGATATTAGACAAGAACTTTTTAGAGAATTACATGAGAAACAATGCACCTTATACACACAAGTTTTTCTCGTTGCGAGCGCAGTTGCTAGAGTTTATTCTTTTACTTCCATTAACAGATTTATACAACTCTAAGCAATTAGATGACAATATAAAGTTTTATCAAGATGTCATGTTTAGTAACTACTTAAGCTCTGTTGAAAAGACCTGTTATTCAAATGACATATTATTTGTTTACAATATGTATAAGCCACTGTTATGCTCGTCATTTGCATTAACATTAAATACCTATCCTCTGGTGCATGTTCACAAGAACATAATTGGATTTTATTATTTCTATTAAGAAAAGTAGTACTTTTTTAGTTCTTTTTGGCTGTTGCAAATGCTTCTTCTTATTTGTGTATATTCTTTTGAAAGAAGAGGCGGAGTGTCTCTCAAGTAATATATTTGCTTTTTTCCTCCTCTACTTGTTATCGGCATGTAACAATTTCTATACGGATGCTTAATCATTACGTGCTTGTTGACCATGTTCAACTCGATAAACTCTATTTTCCTATAAAGGTGGTATGCATTGTTTCGCAAGAACTCTTTGATTGTTCTATAATTCATGCTTAAAAAACAATCATTTGGTCTGTTATATTTTAGCAGGCATATACTTATTAAGTTTTCAGAAACACACTCGCGACAACATGTTACAAAATTTGTTTTTGATAAATCAAGAAACTTAATGCCAAACAATTTTTTCAGTAAGGGGAGCGTGACAACATAACTTGAAACAACGTGCATGTCATTAAGTGTTAAAGACTTCAAATCAATTCCTCTAAAGTATGAATATGTCACACTATCCAATATGACATTGAAGCTATGCAAGAAATGTATATTGTATTTTACGTTTGTGTAGCTCTTTAGAATCTCAATTTCTAATAATTTATAGAATGCAAATAAGATGATTTTGCAAGGAAAATTTTCTACACTGCCATGAATTTTAAAATATTGATATACGTGCTTGATAATTCTAGCCACTGGTTTCTTTGTGATTGTATTAATGTCGTATGCTGATTTGCAAAATAGATCTATTACTTCATGCATAACTTCCTGAGTTATAGGGTAATCAAATTTTTGCAATTCATTAGAAACTAGTATGTTTGAGATTCTGTTTATTTTAGAAGTAATATTTTGTAAGTTGCATATGTCTCGAAATGATAGATACTCGCATATTTCAAGAAGAATCTCGCATGGCAAACTTCTAAGCATTTGACATAAAGAGATATTTTATTACCATAATTTTTACGTAATTACTAATCTACCATGACAATCTCGGTGTATGCTAAATGGTTCAAACCAAATGTTAATGATGTGAGGTTGTGGCAAGATATTGGCGAGTTCATCTCTAGATGAATAGTTATACTTGATTATATACCCTATGCTTAACATGTATTTTTTTAACAAATTAAACTGAGCTTCTGTCATGTCTTGAGGAGTTATATTATCCCCGTAAAGAATTTTTGCACCCCTTATTAGAAGATCCATGAGAGGATGAAACATATTTGTGTTTGAAATGACTTTGTATGTGCAAGGATCTAGTGGAGGTTTTGTAAATAACAAGTTTGCTAAATTCGCAACATTTATATGAACTGTTTCCATACGCTTCCTTAATCATTATAAATAAAATGAATTTGTTAAAATGTTATAATTAAACGTAAACTAATCTAAATCATCAATCATGCAATCGCTATTGTTGGTGTGCTCAATTTTATCATTTACAGATTGCATAATATCATTTAAATACAATCGTCTAATAAATGCTCGTTTCTTGTCATTGTCCAAATTGATATATTGAGCTTTTACATCAGCGTTTTGGAGGAAGTTCTGCTCTGTGTTTTTAATAAAAATAGACAAATAAGTTTCTATATCATTGACAAAGTCACAATCATAGTAAATTTCTGTAACTCGTATTCTGTTGTTATACTTTTCAACAAGTTGAGAACGTCGCATTCCTCTCATTAGCATATACGCTTGAATTTGGACCTTTTCATAGTCTCGCAGTGATGAAAAGAATCCACGTGTTCTATTTTTGACTTCAACTATATAACTCCGTTCAGGATTTGATGGGTCCTGATATACTCCATCCATCTTCCCACATATGTACCAGTCATAATTGCTGTCTTTTGATGCTCGTTCCAAAAAATATTTTACAAGTTGTTGAGAAACATCGAGGGATACCCCAAATTTTTTTTCATACATAGAAATGGCATCTACTTCCTTGATAGTGCCATGAGACTTGTTGATAAATGATTCTGCATGCTTTTTGATTGCATGTAGTTTCTCTGGTTCCAAATCTGTTGTGTCCATAATCTTGTTAACTTGCTTTCTTTTGTCTTCTGTTTCAACATCAGCACTTGTAATTTGCTCAACAATTTCCTTGCCAATTGCGCGCTCAAGTTTTTGTTGTTGAGATAAGTCAATATCGTCAATTTGATCAGATATAACATTAATATCTTGCTGCACTTTTGTCTTTTTCTCTAGTAATTTATTTTTTTGTATTGTAAACTGTCGCTTAGTGATCCTCTTATTTTCAAGATCATCGTCTAAAATTAACTCTTGTTGTCTCAATTCGATTAGCTCTGTTTTGTTTGCTCTAATAACGTCCTTTGAACGTTCTAAAGCAATTGTATATCCAGTTGGGTCACAACGTTTCCACAATCTTTCAAATGGCGTAACAATATCATATGGATTTTTGCCAATAAAGGCAGCAATGTCACTTGTGTACAAATAAATTTTCTGTTTGGGGGTCATCGGTTGTGAATTAATAATTCACAGTAATTAATTCACTTTTAAATAGGTTAATCATCAATCTTGTAATCGCTAGGTCTTAGCTTTTTTGACCCATAACTTTCTAGATTATCATTCGTATAAGTTACTAAATCGTCAAGGAGCTTTGGATTATCTTTTAAGCTAATCAAGAAAAATGACAACAACGGTTTTGCCAACTGTTCCAAATAGCATGTTCTGTTAAATTTGATGCCGTGTTGTTCAGCGTATTTGGGATCTTCTGCCAGCTCATTTTTTTGAGCTTTTGTGTTGTTGGATTCTATAAAAATGTAAGCAATCCTGTCACCAACAAGTACTTCTTCATTTCTTCGTAGTAGTTCTTGTGCAAGATTTATATGGGCTAAACTAAAAGTGTGAGCACAACTAACTTTTGAATTGCACTTTTTGCAAACACTTGACTTGTTTGGATTTGGTGCTCCGCACCTCTTATTTTCACATTTCAAAACCCATTCTGATCGCTTTTTGCATAACTTGCAGGAGTATTCTTTTGCAAGCATGGCAGATACGACAAGATCTTCAGTGTCAATATCATAATTGTCAATCTTGTCAACGTATTTTTTATATACATTTGCACTATTCTTTAGGTTGTTTGGGTTAGATGTATCCATAATAGTGTCAATGACTTCTGAATAACAGTTCTTTACCATTTTACAATAATCTCGTCTGGTTAATGCAATGCCTTTCGCATCGATTCCTCGGCATTGAAATGGATCTTTTGGATTTTCAAACTTTTTTGCAATATACCTCTTTTTTGTTAGTAAAATAAATGGATGAAACACCTTTTCAAACTCAAGCTCGATTGGCTTCCTGTTGAATATCTCTTTTGTTAATTTTTCTCCACACAATGTTGCAAGTTCAAATGTATCACGTCTGTTCCTTTCGAAATCGTCACGATTATACTTGAAGCGGACAAAAACACTGTCCGTGTTGAAACATATTAGCTCTCCAACTCCAGCATTAAATTTACCACACTCTGTTTCAAGATCATATACAAAACTGTGCAGTGTTGCGTCACCAACTTGAAATACCTTTTTTATCTTTGTAGGCTTTTTAATCTTAAAATTAGTTGAGTCTAAGTAATAATACTTTTGCTTTTCTTCTCGTTCTAATACATTGAGCCCAATATCAAAACCAATGCTCTTCATCAAGTAGTACAGTCCTTGTGCTCCTATTTTTCCTTTTGTTGCAAATGATGGTTTGTCAACGGAGAATCCGCCAGTTTTGGAACCGTCCGCTTCCCAATACCCCTCCCAAAATTCTAATTTTATTTCATTGGATGCATTCAAAATAATGTCGGGAACGACTTTTAATTTATCTCCTTCAGCATTTGCATCAACGGTATGGTAGAACAATGGCCTATACTTGTCTACCATATACTTAATACTACCAACAGGAACTAGCTTGTATACACTAGATGATTCTAAAGTATCTAAGATTTTGAATTTTACAGGTTCTATCTTTTCCAAAAGTTGTTGAAACATTTCTAATCGTTCAATACTTTGATTGTTCAAAGCCCAAGAATTTTTAAGCCCGCTAGCACAGTTATAGGATCCTGCGGATCCGTCACCATAGAAGAATCCCCAGCATTTTGCTTCTTCTGGAGTTAGTTTGTAGTCAGCAGATGAAAAGTCTTTGTAAATATTTCTGAGTGGATGATTTGAGTTTTTGTAGTAATCACACTCTTTGCACTTGTTACTCTTACCATCTTTTTTGTGACTTGCCTTGTAAAAATTGTTAACATCTTGTTCTACATTACATACTTTACAGACTTTTGTTCCTTCTACATCCCGTTTCATCCTCACAATAGTGACGGGATTTTCAACAAATTCCGTTGGAAAACTGTGAAGTAGTTCTTGTCCAACTACAAGGTCTAACGGTTTAATCTTCTCGAGGTTAGGTTTGCATAGAGAGTGATCTTCTGTAACATCTACTACTCCAGTGTGTGTTAAGACTCTGTAAATCTTTTTATCAGTTTTATGTCTTATCACTTTTCGGATTGGATTCCACCCTTTGTCACACCATACTTCATAGTGTGTTTGCCCATACTGCTTTTCCAACCTAATGCTCTGGTCAAACATTTTGAATTCTGGATATTCAGTCCAATCTGTACATAGGCTATCAATAGTTTTAATTGAAACTTGACCATTCTGTGGGTTTCTAAGAACGAGCGGCGTGTCACCGGTAACGCTGTCACCATAAACAACTTCTATGTTTAAGTCAAGTGGAACTTCGGGATCACCTTTATACGGTTTCTCCGAAACGGTAACCGTATATTCTTTTGTGTTAAAGTTGTAAACAATGTCAATTTTATTTTTTGGATGCTCGTCTCGTAAAACGGAGTACAGTGATTCCAGATCATTTATATTAGAAACTCGATACATGAATTCGGTTGATAATCTTAAGACAATCCTTTTAAATTCAATTTTAAAATTTTTTATTATTGGAACTATTATATATAACAGTAATGGGACAGGGAGCTTCAGGACCTATGGGCCCACAAGGAGACAAAGGAGATATGGGACCACAAGGCCTAATTGGACCTATTGGGCCACAAGGACAGAAGGGAGACAAAGGAGATATGGGACCACAAGGAGACAAAGGAGATATGGGACCACAAGGAGACAAAGGAGATATGGGACCACAAGGACAGAAG